TGAGAAGAAGTTGTTTGACATCTATAACAAATAGTGTTATAATAGCGTAGTGAAAAGAATATTGAAATTGAATTTGGAGAATAAATTATGTCATCATTAATGGAAAAGCTTGCCAAGAACTCTACCATCAAGCTCACAGCCTCTATATCAGAGTCTAAAGTGTTTGGTGTGAAAGAGATGGCGCCAACATCTGTCCCTATGGTAAATGTTGCGTTATCTGGCAAGATTGACGGTGGATTATCACCCGGTCTACTCATGTTAGCGGGTCCGTCAAAACACTTTAAGTCTGCATTCGCATTGCTTATGGCAGCCGCTTATCAGAAGAAACATCCCGATGCTGTGGTGTTATTCTATGATTCAGAGTTTGGTACACCTCAGGCTTACTTTGAGTCTTTCGGTGTTAATATGGATCAAGTTATCCATACACCAATCACTGACGTAGAGCAGTTGAAGTTTGATATCATGCAACAGCTTGAAGGTCTGACAGCTAAAGATAAAGTCGTTATCATTATCGATTCTATCGGTAACCTTGCATCTAAGAAAGAAGTAGACGATGCTATGTCTGGTAAATCAGTTGCTGATATGTCTCGTGCTAAACAGATGAAGTCGCTGTTCAGAATGATTACGCCACACTTGAATCTTAAAGATATTCCTCTTGTTGCTGTGAATCACACATACAAAGAGATTGGTCTATATCCTAAAGATATCGTATCTGGTGGTACTGGTGCTTACTATTCAGCAGATGCTATCTGGATCATTGGTCGTCAACAAGAGAAAGTCGATAAAGAGATCAAGGGTTATCACTTTATCATCAATATCGAGAAGTCTCGCCATGTTCGTGAGAAAGCGAAGATTCCAGTAACTGTGACATTCGAAGGTGGTATCTCGAAGTGGTCTGGTCTAATGGATGTCGCTGAAGCAGGTGGTTATATCGTCAAACCAAAAGTTGGTTGGTACGAAGCAGTCGATCCAAAGACTGGTGAAGTTAAGTGCGATAAGATGATGCGAGCCAAAGAGATTGTAGATAACAAAGAGTTCTGGCTTATGATGTTTAAAGAGACTGATCTAGCTACTTACATTCGAGACAGCTACACAATGGCAACAAAGTCATTGATTGATGACGATTCACAAGTGCCTAACTTGGAGACAATCACTGATGCTTGAGCAAACGATTCTATCAGGATTGTTACATAATGAAGATTATATGCGTAGGGTTGTACCATTCCTTACTGATGATTACTTCGATGACTTCTCTGAGAAAAGTGTTTACAAGTCAATCATAGGTTACATATCTGACTACAACGGGGTGCCTACGAAAGAGGCACTTCGTATCTCAATCGAAGAGAAGTCTAACATTAGTGATGATCAGTATCAATCGATATCGCAGATCATTACCGCTTTAGATTATGATGAGAAGACTGACATTGAATGGCTTGTAGATAAGACAGAGAAGTTCTGTCAAGACAAAGCCATCTACAATGCTGTTCGTGAATCTATTCTTGTTCTTGATGGTCAACACAAAGACCTTGACAAAGGTTCTATTCCGGAGTTGCTGAGTAATGCACTTGGCGTATCTTTTGATCAAGCGATTGGTCACGACTTTCTTGAACAGCCCGAAGATCGATTTGACTTCTATCACACGAAAGAAGATAAGATTGGATTTGATCTAGACTTGTTCAATAAGATCACTAAGGGTGGTTTGTCACGCAAGTCTCTAAGTATTGCACTTGCTGGTACTGGTGTTGGTAAGACTCTGTTTATGACTCATTGTGCATCTGCCAATCTTATGGCAGGTAAGAATGTTCTTTACATTACAATGGAAATGGCAGAAGAGAAGATATCAGAGCGTATTGATGCTAATCTAATGAACACAACGATGGATAGTCTACAAGATATGCCCAAAGATGTGTTTATGAAGAGAGTGCAGAAGGTCAAAGATAAGACAACCGGTAAGCTAATCGTAAAAGAGTTTCCAACTGCTAGTGCTGGCTCTGCCCACTTTAGGCACTTATTGAATGAGTTGAAGCTAAAGAAGAACTTTGTTCCCGATATGGTCTATATTGATTATCTAAATATATGCACCAGTTCGAGAATGAAAGCGGGTGCGAATGTCAATTCGTATACGATCATCAAAGCTATTGCTGAAGAACTTCGTGGTCTTGCTGTAGAGTTCAATGTTCCAATCTTGAGTGCTACACAGACAACGAGAACTGGCTATAGTAGTTCAGATTTGAATCTTGAAGATACTTCTGAATCATTTGGTCTACCTGCAACGGCTGACTTTATGTTTGGTTTGATCTCGACAGAAGAGCTAGAAGGTCTTGGTCAGTTAATGGTCAAGCAGTTGAAGAATCGATGGGGTGATACCAACTATCTCAAACGATTCATTATAGGCATTGATCGATCTAAGATGAAGTTATATGACGCAGAAGATTCTGCTCAAGATTTAGTCAGTGATGGTGGTAGTAGCCAGAAGTCTACATCTAGTAAGTCAGATTGGAATAACGACAACAGCGGTAACAAAGATAATGTTGCCTCATTCAGAAATAAGAAGAAGCCAGACTTTGGTGGATTCAAATAATAGGAGAATAATATGTGGCTTTGGATGGTAAGTAGTGTTGCTGGTTCGCTTTTAGGAGCAGCCTCAACAAAATGGTTTAAAGATACAAAAGCGGGATTGTGGTGTTACGCTAAGTTTGAGCAAATTGCAGACTGGGCAACAGAACGATACGGTGTTGATGTCTTAGATAAAGAAGGTATTGCGTGGAAACGTAAGTACCCGAATGTCGCAAAACAGATAGATGAGTTAAACGCTGAAGTGGATGTCTTAGCTAAGAAGATCGCAACTTTAGATAGAAAGAAGACTACTAAGAAGTAGTTTTGTTGAGACGAAAAAAAAGCGACTGTAAAAAGTCGCTTTCTTAACAATAGTTTACGTGGTCGAGAGGAACCCCACCTGCATCTACAATGCTTCCTCGACTATTCCTTCTGTGATAGTTATTTCTAAGCGTCACACTTGCCTCTTGTGTTATACACATTCACACGCACCCTTACAGCTTATTTATACAAACTAAATACCACTGTCAACAAAAAAGATGATTATTTACAAAATAAATTCATATATTTGTTGACAATATGGCTATTCTGTTGTATAATGTGTAACATGACGATGCATATAGTAAAGGGTGTTTATACGACATCTAAAAAGCCTAAGAAGAAAAAGAAAGCAGAGAAAGTTAGCTTCTCTGCGATGGAACTCGAATGGCGAAAATATAACAAAGATATGCGTAAATCTCACTGTCATAACCTACAGTTCGCTACGCTGAAAGACTATATAGAGTATCGGTCTAGTAAATCAAAGAAGTTCACTAAGGAATTTAAAGAGTATGTCCCAGAGAAGACGTTTGAACGCAAGCAACAGAAATATGCAAGCATCCCGCCGACGGCTACAGACATTTCATTCTCAAAACCAGAACGACCAGAATACACAGGAGACTACATTGTTGGAATCGCAACAATGCATAAAAGCAACCTCGTTCCCGTTGGACGAGATGATAACCCCAAAGACTACTCAACCATGAGGCGAAACTAGAGATTGACAAGTATTTAAGAGTTGTGTTACTATCGGTACTCGCTATGACGATAGACAATACAGATGATAATTACGGTGTAAGAACGTCAATGCGAAGATTCGAAGAGTGTAGAGTCGTTATAAAAAAGCATAAATAACTCTATTATAGTCAACTAAGAGTGATATTGCCATGAGTATGGAAATATACGAAAAGATGGGACTCAATCTTAATGCACTTATTAAGTCCAAAAACTATCAGGTAGCTCCGACTGCTCCTAAAGGAAGGCCTGGAAGTAACGATAAGCGATATAGAGAGTACCGATTACAGCTAATCAACAAGAATAATGATACTAGTCAAAAGGTCATTAAGCATCTTGCTATCGAATTGAAGAGAGATCCTAACATAACGGGTATTAAGTTTAATCAGGTGTCTCCGAACAGTTCTAAATTTCCTAGCTACAGCTTTCGTTTCGATGGACTAGAGTTTGATCTTATCATAGCTAGAGGGGCTAATGCTGGCGAAAAGTTTGAGACTAGGACTGTCACTAACTTAGATAAATTTTTCAAGACTAGACAAGATAGTGAGATGGCAGCCGTCATCGAGCAGATGAATGAATCATATGAGCCGTTTGCTGGTCGTGAAATAGTCAAAGTGAAACAAAGAACAGGCGCTACTAAGAAAGAGGGTGTGCCTATAGCGAAGCTCGGAGCTATCATAGGAGATATAGTCCTAACAGATAACGAAGGCTCAGAGTGGTTTATATCACTTAAAGATGTGAACGGTAATACGTTTAGTTCATATTCTGGTGCCGCTTCATTGTTTGATAAGACTGGAACACTTCAGCCAAAGTCTGCGGGAGCAGAATTTTTGAACTCTTTCGGTGCAGACTTAAACCAGATTCAAGCTGGTTTCGATGAGAGAGCTGGTATAAATATCCCTAGACCAAGGCATAAAATCGAAAGACCCAACAATGCGAAGATAGAGAAGATATTCAACCGAGCTTGGGGTATGAATTACTTTTATGTTAGACGTATGCCAGGTGATTGGAAAGTGTTCTGGTTAGGAAAGAGCAAGCTTGATAAATTGTGCAGGGGAATTAGAATAGATACTATAAGATACCCTAGCAAAAAGTCTAAGCAGATTACAATTCTATGTAGTAATTCGGTTGAGAATTATGTGATAGAAGTTCGAAACTCTAGGGCCGGAGAATATCCAAATGACACTAAATTTAAGGTAAAGAAATGAAGTCATTCAAACAGTTTAATGAAGCGACTAAGATCAAGTGGAAGAAAGTGCCAGATGGATACGGCGCAGGCAATAAGAAAGTATTCAAGCACGTTTCTTCAGATGGTAAGTTTGAGATCCGTTCATCTGGGATGGACTCAATGAAGTTCAATAAAGATGGCAGTCAGAAAGTGTTGCCTACAATATTTGATAAAAGCGGTCATACACCAAGACATCCAATCATAGCATATAAGAATGTTGGAATGGCAAAATCAGAAGCACAGAGATGGGCTGATACCCACTGGAATAAATAATGATGGAGATATATTATGGAGATACCACAAAGAGTCAAGGACTTCTGTTATTGGTTGAATATTCCACACCCATCGACTTCAGATGAGTTAGATGCTATAATTAAAAGAATGAAACAAGTTCTTCATTGAAGAGTATGGCACAAAGAGACAAAATAACTAA